TAAGGCACTTGAATTTCTATGTTGGTCATGTCAGCTGGTACAATTTTGAACTGTCTATTATCGCTCACTCTGTAATATATTCTAAATGCACCTTTGGGTAAATTGCCGAATGTGCCATCAGCAAACTGTAGATTTATTCTGTCTTCGGTTCTGGTGATCACACTGTAGATATTTCTGATTGACTTGGCAGTGCTGTTGTAGATCACATTGTTGCCTTCAGTGGCACTCACTTTGGTCCATAATTCTTGCTCCACTTGATTATTGTTGAGAGAATACAACCACACATCAGTTTGATTAATGTTGTCAGTGTCAATGGACACTATTTGATTGGGTGTGGCCAATGGCACTGTAAAATCGCCTTGTTGTAATACACCCTGTCTAAAATGAAAAAAGAAACCTGTATTGCTGCTGGCATATCCTTTGCCATCATCTTTGTATAGGCATGATAATCTGTTTGTGGGCAATGGTGCCAATTCTTCAACAGAGCCTGCATTGACATCTATGGATACCACTTCAAATTGTGTGTTTCTACCGTCGATGTTTTTGGAAAAAGTGAACACTGGTATTTCTTGCAAATTAGAATTGAGTTGATACTGCTCCACTGGAATTCCATCCACTGTGTCTTTTTTATTGGGACGACCTATTTTGGTGTTGACTGGCAGTGCAGCATTCATTACTTTAACAAATTGTTCGTACCAATCTGCATTGCTGGAGTCGTTCCATATGATGGTTTGATTGCTGAGATTCACATTGTTGCTGTCGATGATTCCTTCTGTGGTGGAAATTGATTGTATTTTTAAAAGACCGTTGGCGCATTGATTGCGTTTGGCATTGTAGCTCAACAATCTAGCCAGTCTCAGCACAGATTCTCTGCGCTCGGCCAGCTCAATAAAATTCTCTCTGGCATTCAAATCAATTCTAAAAGCAATGTTTTGTCCCAAGAAAGCAATCAAATCAATCAAGGCCAGATACTCACTGCTTTCCAAATAATCGTTGAAATCTTCTGGATAGTTCTGACGCAGATAGTTGATCATGGATCTGCGTAGATTATCAAAATCATAGCTGGTAAAGTCAGCGTTTCTAAAGCTCTGATAGACCTTTCTCCAGTCTTCTGCCAGCAATAATCTATTCAATCTATCTGTGGATGACATATATCTCCGTTATATGAAGTTATTTATTAGGTTTGATTAAATGCTCTGTTAATTCTAACTGATTAACCCCAGCTTTTCATCAAATTTTAGACGCAAACTTTCGGAAATATTATAGGTGAGATAGGTGAGATCGCATTGTATTTGTATGCCGCTTTCATAAGTGTCCACAGTGACTCCTTCCACCTGCACTCTAGGGTCATAATTCACAATTGCTGTGACATTGTCAATGATCTGTTGTTTCATGCTTTCTGTGAGTGGTTCAAACAAACTGTCCCAAATAATGGTGCCAAATTCAGGATTTTCTAATTTTTCACCCTGACGTATGTGAAAATGATTGAGCAGATCCTGTCTTATCAGTGCAATATCATACAGATTGAAGCTGTTGGCATTGGGATCCACTGTGCTGATGCCTCTGTAAGCTCTGGGTCCAGATGCTTGAGTGAATGCTTTTTTAGATTTAATCACTATGTCTTTGTATAATTTTTTTTCCTGTGCGCTCATATAGATATTTATGTGTGTTTTCTTACATGGTTTATTGATGCAATTTGTTTTTTGATCCAATCGTAAGTGTGTTTAAGCCCAGTCTCTAAATCTTCATTTGGCTTCCACCCAGTGTGTTGTTCTATAAATTTATTATGGCTGGTTCTTGCCATCACTCCTATTGGGCCTAGAACGTTTTTAATGTGTACAGTCTTGCCAACTATTTTGCCAATGAGGTGAACCAGATTGTTTATGCTGATCATTCTTTCACTGCCAAGGTTGAGTGGAAATTCGCAATCACTGTGCATGATTTTGTGAATGCCTTGTATGCATTCATCGATATAGAGAAAACTGCGTGTTTGATTGCCAGATCCCCAAACCTCAATTTCACCACCTTCTTCACACAATGCTATTTTTCTACACAAGGCAGCAGGAGCTTTTTCTTTTCCATTGTTCCAAGATCCCAATGGTCCAAAAATATTATGAAACCTTGCTATTCTCACATGAATGTTGTAATTTTTAGCAAATGAAAGTAAAAGTCTTTCGCTGAATAGTTTTTCCCAACCGTATTCACTGTCTGGATCAGCAGGATATGCACTGTCTTCACTTAATAAAATATTGTTTGAATCTTTTTGATTGTGTGCAGGATAGATGCACGCACTGGAACTATAAAAAATTCTTTTCACGTTTTTTTTGTGCATTGCACGGATGATGTTAAGATTTATTGTTGCAGAGTTATACATGATGTCAGCGTCATTTTTGCCACTAAAAATATAACCAGCCCCACCCATATCAGCTGCCAGTTGATAAACCTCTTGCAAATCAGAAGATATCAATTGCTCCACTGCAAATTGATTTCTTAGATCTAGAATGTGAAATTCGTCAGCATCTGTTCTGCTGTACTCGGGATATTTTAGATCCACACCAACCACATAGTGTCCTTGTTTTTTTAGACTGGTGACTAAATGTGTTCCTATAAACCCACCTGCGCCGCACACTAATATTTTTGGCATAAATTTTATCTTTTTATCCCTGTGGAAAGATCTTGTTAGAAGCTGTGATTATTTTTGCTGAGTAGGGTGCACCATCATCTATCAGATCACCCAGTCTAGCCACCATCTGTGCCTTGTGTCCAATGAACACCTTGGCTGTGGCAGTGATTATGTAGGCTGTGTGCCCGCAATCAGTTTCTATTTCATCACCCAATGTGGCTGCCAGTCTGTTGCCATCACACACCACTTTGCTGGATCCTGTGATGATGGTGCCTCCAGTGTCCAGTGGAGCCAAATGACTGGGGTGAGAGCAGGTGCCTTCTGTTCTGTCTCCAATGCGTGCAATGCCTCTGGCCATCTGTTTATATTCCTATTCCTGCAAGTTGTGATGTCAAATTGTTTTTCATAGCATCTGCTGCTGATTCGATAGCTGCTTGATTGGCTGTGAATTGAGTGGCTGCAGATTCAGCCATATTTTTAGCAGCGTCCAACAGGCCCATCACTTGTGGTTCTAAACTGGGAATCGACTGAGTCAGCACTTGAGTTTTGATAGCATCAAAAGCAGGCACAAGGTCACTGCCCAACGAATTCAATTGATTCATAATTCCTTTGCATCCTCCAGCAGAGGATGTTTGCACTGCCAAACTTAACGGAGGTATTAACGCCTCCACAGATGCTGCCACATCTCCCACCTTGGCTGTGATGGAAGAAGTAATGCCTGCTGCTGTGGCTCCAAAACTTGACATGGCACCTGTGATGCTGGATTGAAGACTGGCCAATGCAGGAGGTAGGCTGGGCAAGGATGGAATACTGCCGTCCACACCAGGCAGACCTGGCACTGAAGGAAATCCTCCAGGAAGATTTTCTAAACTAGGCAATGAAGGCACGCCTTGAAATCCACCTCCAGCAAAATATCCATCGAATGCTTTTTCAGCCTGATCTAAAAGAGGACTCAAATCATTCAATGCTCCCTTTAGAGCTCCCACATTGCCTGCTATTTTAGGAATAGTTTCTTGAATTTTCTTTTCCGCTTCTTTAGCCAATGCAATGGCATCTCCACCCACTGTGGCTCCCAATGTGCCGCATAGGTCGCAGGCTTGACCACCTACGTTGACCAAATCTGTGGCTGCTGTGGTGGCTGCTTCTAGGCTGCTGGTGATTGATGCTGGAATAGTAAAAAATGCCATAAAAATATTTATTTTTTAAATGTGTCAGGTATGCCTGACAAGGTTGAGTTGGGTATCTGCTCAATGGTGGTACGATCAGTGCGTGATGTTTTCACATTGTCAGGGTTCAAATTTTCGTGCTGTGGCCATGGTTCATGCTGAGGCACACGTTTCATTATGTTGCCACTGCTTTCACCAGGATTGGTGTGTGTACTGAGTGGAGTTGGCTCTGTTTTCACTGCTTTGTTGTTGTTGAGGTTAATTACTCCACCTGTGTCCAGATTGATATTGCCATCTGCATAGTGATTGGTGCTGCCCACAGATATGGTTTGATTGGCAGCCACTGTGATGGTTTGATTGCTGCCCACTGTGATTCTATGACTGCCTAATGTTTCTTCAGTGATGCTGCTCATGGCTTTCATGTTGATACTGCGACCTGCTTCGATGTTGACATCTCTGTCTGCTTTGAAATTAAAATCTGTTTGAGTGTGAATACTCACGCTGTCCTGCGAAAATATGTCCAGTTTGCCGTTGGCAGTCATCTCTATCCAAGTGGTACCTGCTGCATTGCCAATGTAGATCAAGTCTTCTGAATTGTGCAGCAATATTTGATGTCCTGTGCGTGTTCTTATGCGCACCAATTCATTGTGAGGTATGGTTTCATCTGCTGGAGTGACTATGTCTGTGGTTTTATTCACATATTCTGAAGGTCCAGTGGCTGCTGATGTTTTGCGTAAAAATTTATCATCACCATCATCCATCACAATGCTGCTGCCACCCAGTCTTGAATAGTATCTACCACCTTTGCCTCGAGCATTGCCACGTTTATCCAATGGACCTGGAGTGCTGACTCCAAACACACTGCTGGGCGCTTCACGTCTGGCACTGGTGGTGGTTAATCCTCTGATTTCATCTGTTAATAGTCCTTGATTTTGCAAAACATTTTTAAAATCAGTGTTAATAGGTTTTAAATTTTTTGTAGCATCTAATAAATTTAAACTGTTGATCAACAATTCTTTGTTGTATTCACCCACTGGCAATTTCTTACCAATGTCTGTGATATTACCTATGGTGTCAGTGAAAGTGGTTGCAGGTCGGCCATCAGGAATCATAAAATTTTGATTTTCTGCCTGCACACAACCAATCCAATAGCCTTTGTTGATGTTGCCTTCCACAAATATCACCAGCACTATGTTGCCGATGTCTGGCGGCACAAACCACATGCCGTAACTCTGTTGACTGCTGGCATAGTCGTTGTTCTTGGTCACTCCGGCATAGTTGGTCACACCATAGAAAGGATTGAGATATTCCACCTGCACACGCTGATTGGCTTCCAATGAGTCCATGCCAGGATCCACAGATCTCAACAACTCCACCTCCAGTGTGCCCATGTATTTGCCATCCAGGTGACTGGTGATTCTGGCTTCGTAAGGGCCCGAGTCTTTGATTGAGCCCTGCTGATTGGGGCTGCTTCTGCGATCAATTGAAAACATTATGCTCCTGTCCCATCAATATTTGGGGCAGCACCTTCTGAATCACCATAGATTGGCTGGCCCAAAGCAGTGGTGCTAGTGGCTTTGCCTGTGACTTCTTGATTTGGCACTCTCACCAGTTGCAATGTCTGCACAAAGGTTCCATTCTGGAAAGCATTGTCCACTTGATTCACTCGGTACACTCCGCTGAATTCATCCAACTGAACAAAATTTTTATTAAGAGAGTTGGCTGTGCCTTTGAACACCATGTTGCCACTGGACACATAATCTATGGGAGTTTTGAAATTCACCACACAATATATTCCGGCAAAAGTGGGTTCAGCACTGCCATCATTGTTTATAAATTTTTTTTCTCCTGTGCGTGGATCTTTGCCCACACTAGCGTAATAGTTGCCCAATCCACTGTCTGCTAAAAAATATGGATCCCCCAACAGTTCTAAATTGGTATTGGTCAAACTGATGCTACCAGTCATAATCATGTCGTGAAATTCCAAAGTCTGTCTTTGTTCTGTGGTTAGTTCGCCCAATGCTTCATAATTTTTTCTGCGAGGACTTGCAAAATAATTGGCAGTGATTT